GACAAAGACGCTAAACCACTTAAAGAACTCCCTGCTTTTCTAGATTCCTGTAGGATGCTAGCAGGTCACCATATCCTTATGTATGATGTGTTGATCTTAGAAAAACTGTTAGGCTGGAAACCCAAACAGAATCAGAAACTAGTAGATACTATGGTCATGTCCCAAGTCCTTAACTATAAACGTTTTGGATTTGGTCATAGTCTAGAGAAGTGGGGTGAGTTTTTTGGTTATCCAAAGAAGGAGCATGAAGACTGGTCACAATACAGTCCTGAAATGCGTGAACGGTGTGTAACAGACGTAAAGTTAAACGTGATGGTTTATAACTATCTCGTTAAAGAGTTGAACTCTAGAAAGAACAAAGAAAAGTTAAAACTAGGGTTAAAAGCAGAACATGGTACTTCCCGCTTTGTGGGGCGTTCTATTCTTCATGGTTGGCCTTTTGATATTGAAAAAGCAAAAGAAGTCAAAGCAAAACTTGAAGAAGAAATGGGTAAGATTGAAGACTACATCAATCCTAAACTAAAACTAAAGTTAGCTCAAATGGACAGAGATCCTGAGTTCAAGTCACCTGCTTGGGTTAAGACAGGAAACTATGCAGCAAGAACAGCTGGATGGTTTGAGTTTGATCCAGTTAGAGGACAAGAAGACGATCGTCCTGTGTGGGGAGACTACTGCAGAGTAGAGGCTGTTCACCCTGATATCGGGTCTATGGAGTCTGTTAAGGCGTTGCTGTATGAGCAAGGTTGGGAGCCTGACGAGTGGAACTACGTTAAAGATGCTAAGGGTAACTTGGTCAAGTCTAGCCCAAAGTTAACCACTGCTTCACTAGAGCCACTAGGTGAGCTAGGGTTGATGGTTGACCAATACTATACTCTTCGTTCTAGGCATTCTATCTTGAAGACTTGGATGGAAGAGAACTTAACTGAGTATAACCGAATTCATGGTGACTGCTTCGTTATCGGTACACCTACTGCACGTTCTAGACATGGTATCATTGCTAACATTCCGTCAGCAGATGCTACTTTTGGTCCTGAGATTCGTAGTTTGTTCTCTAGTCCACCGGGCTATGTCATTGTTGGTGCAGACTCTAAGGGTAACCAAAACCGTGCTCTAGCCCACTATCTAAACAATGCTGCCTATACAGAAGCTATTTGTACAGGTGACATTCATGACTTCAACCGAAAGATTCTTGAGTCTATTGTTGGACCTATGGGACCAGACGGACGTAAGCGAGCTAAGGCTTTCTTCTACGCTCTGATCTTCGCAGGTGGTGCAGGCAAACTAGCGTTGATCGTTACAGGTCGTCGTGATGCCTCTGTTGGGCAAAAGATTAAAGATGAATTCCTCAGAAAAATCCCAGGCTTAAACGAGTTAGTTACTAAACTAGAGAAGATGTTTGACGCTACTAACTCTAAAACTGGTAAAGGTTACATCATGGCACTAGATGGTAGACCGATCTACATGGAAGGTAAGCGACTTGCTTTGAACTACCTACTACAGTCTTTTGAAAAAATCACTGTAGCTTCTGCTATTGATCAACTACAAACGAGGCTTGATGAAGGAGGGTTTGACTGGCAACCTCTAATTGTTTATCATGATGAGTGTCAGTTTCTTGTTCGAGAAGACCAAGCTGAAGCAGCTAAAGAACTAGCTCTTGAAGCTTTTAGAGAAGCACCAAAACAACTAGGAGCAATGATTATGGATGGCTCTGCAGCTATCGGTAAAAACTGGTATGAGACACACTAATGTCTAAGTATGGAATGACTCGAGAAGAGTATGAGTTATTTAAAGGTAAAGCACAGGTAGATCCACCTGAAACTTGGATCTCCTATGGCTGGAATAACAGCTTCAATGATGAAGTTGAAATTAAACACTTCCCTAACGATCTAGTTGCAAGAGCCTACTTTGCAGCTATGCAAGAAAACAACTATTATAAATTAGAAGGAATCAACTAATGGCTAACGTAATCCGCGCACAATTTCGAAATCAAGATGGTCGTCTAAACATCGACAAAGGTGTTCTAACCTTTTACGGTGGTGACAAGCCTGTAAAGTGGGATATCACTAAGCGTGAAACTACTGAGTTACTCCGTGAGTTTCTAAGCACTGCTTATACACTAGGTAAGCTGCCTTCACGTGGTATTGTACACAAAACACCTAAAAATTCCTTTGGTTGGAATGTAACGACTCCTTTTGTAGAACGTTATGATCTGCAAAATGAAAAACATTACACTCTGCTTCCAGGCACTAAACACACTAAAGACATCCTCTCAGCTATGGTCCGTGCAAATGTCAAGTAAAGCTATCTATCCTGAGTACTACACTAAAGAAGAGTACGAAAAGGAACTAGATAAAACTCTAAAACTGGGGTGCGTTGAACACGCACTCCTTTTTTACCATTTCTGTCAATATTGTGCTCTTCGTAATGAAGACTTTATTTCGACAGAAAAATATTACGACCTTTGTGATTTTCTCACAGATAACTTGTTATCTATTCACAAGAATTTACAAGAGTTCGTTGTCTATAACGATATCTTGGTTTATACTTGTAAGTTAGAGCCTGTAAAGCAAGGTGAGACTTTTACTAAAGGAAAACACTTAATCGAAGGTATTGAAAACCTTATTGGTCAACTCGATGAGCGAATCGATATTGACTACAAGTTAGAGGTAGTGGAAGAATTTGATAGCGTTAATTGATGGTGATGTTCTACTTCACGCAACACTCTGGGAGACTAGTAACTATGAAGATGCCTTGTCTAAACTACTATACAACATTGAAGATTACACTGATGGGGCCTTCTGCAATGAATGCGTCATTGCTGTTGGTCCGTTAAACGGTAAGAACTACCGAGACGACTTGTACCCTGACTACAAACAAACTCCTATGCGAGTAAAAGGTCGTGGTGAACGTCCTGAACACTTTGCTAAGGTAAAAGAGTACTTGTACTCACTAGAGAATGTTGTAGTTGGAGACAACATAGAAGCAGATGACCTGCTAGGTATTCTTAGTAGACAGCTAGGTGAAGACTGTGTCATTGTTACTGTTGACAAAGACATGGATCAGTTGTCTGGTAAGCACTACAATCCTAAGTATAATCGAGAGCGTTACTATATTCTCGATCAAGAACAAGCAGATCGGTTCTTCCTAAAGCAGTTGCTTATGGGAGACGCAATGGATAAGATTCCAGGCTTACCTAAGTATGGACCTATCAAGGCAGAAAAGATCATCGACTCGTATGACACTGTGAAAGAGGCAGCTAGTGCTGTTCTTGATCATTACTTTCTTACCTATGATAAAGACTGGGAAAGCTACTTCTTATCTAACGGAAAGCTACTTTGGTTACAACGTAAAGATTATGATTGGTTTACTCTAGACACCTTCAAGGAGAGTTTCCTAAATGATCGTACTGGAATTCCGGCTTAAAGACCTAGGTTACGCTTGTGTTACACGTCAAGAAAAGACAGAAAAACGACCAGTTACCTATAAAGTAGAACTGTGGGATAAAAATAAATTTTACCACTCTAAAACTTTTTACAACTTTGAGCAAGCAGAGTTGCACTACTGGGAACAATTGAAAAAGGAATTTTTATGAACTTAGCGAGGTTGCATTACTAAACAAGGCCATTGGGATTGCACAGGTTTAAAACTAGATCCTGCTGGTGCAATCGGCTTTGTTTACATGATAGTTTATACCGAAACTAACCAAAAGTATATCGGTAAAAAGAACTACAAAGGTAGGGGCAAGTTGAATAAAGGTCAGGCTTCCAACTGGAAGACTTACACAAGTTCTAGCTCCTACCTTAACGACTTAATAAAAGAGAAAGGTAAAGACAAGTTTGAGTTTATCATACTTGAGGAGTATCATACTGTTGGAGGTTTAAGCTTTGCAGAGACTTGGAGTCAGGTTTTTGTAGAAACACCAAGTAACAACGATGAATTCATGAATCGTTTCATTGATAAAGTAACTTGGAAAGTAACAGAACCTGTAACAGCTCGTCATAAGCGGAGGTTAAAACACTACATGAAGAAGTACAAGTATGTTTGAATATGTGGTTTATCTACCAGTGATTTGGTTTTTTATCTGCTACGTGCAAACTCACCGTCAAAGGGCAATTGTATACAAAGAGCTAGAGTACAACCCTGTAGTTTTCTTTAACTATAAAGAGGTTACCTTTGATAAGCATTTAACTAGACTGTTGACCTTTAACTGGAATTGGAGGCGTTGGTACTATGAAAGCAAGTAAAGAACTAGTTGATTGGTTAACAAAACAAACCTATGACCATGAAGGTTTCCCTCGTACAAATGAGGAACTTTTAGGTATTAGTGTAGGGACACTTCGAACTCTAATTGCTATTGTAACCTTTAAAGAAAAAGAATTTAATCGGGAACCTGATGGGAAAAGTATTACATCGTAACCAACCTTGCCTTCGTTGTGCTTCTAGTGATGCTGCTCAAATTTATGAGGAAGGTCCAGCTCACTGCTTCTCTTGTAAAGCCTCTTATGACTACAACAAAGAGTATGCAAAGAAACACGATAAAGGAGAGATCGTCTATAAAACAGACAACTACCGAAGAAGTCACTACAAAAAAGAGATTGCCCTTGAAGATGTGATGGTGTTACCTTCTAGGGGATTTTCTGAGAGACTTATTACTAAAGCAGTATCCGAATTTTTTAATGTTAAGGCTTCTTATGATGAGAAAGGAGACGTAGACCGTTATTACTTTCCTTTCCCTGATTCTACAGGTACGGTTACTGCTGGATACAAAACTAAAAATCCTAAAGATAAATCAGACACTTACGCTATCGGAGAAGCTAAAAACCTTTTCGGCATTGAGCACTTCATGAATGGCGGTAAGCGTATTGTTATCACTGAGGGAGAAGAGGATGCACTCGCGGTTGCACAGACTAGTCTACTTAAGTATGGTAGCATCTATCCTGTTTGTTCTATGGGAGGAGTTAATCAAACTAATTATCTTCTAAAGAATCGTGACGTACTTCGAAAGTTCAACGAGATTGTTATCTGGTTTGATGCAGATGAACAAGGTCAAAAAGCATCTAAAGAAGCTGCAAAGATTCTTGGAGCTGACAAAGTAAAGATTGTCAAGGCTAATGAAAAAGATGCTTGTGACACACTAAAGAAGTATGGATCAGAGGAAGGCACTAAGAAAGCTTGGGCTTACATCTGGGATGCTAAACCCTACAGTCCTTCTGGTATTATTGCTGGTGAAGAGACTTGGGAACGTTACAACGAGTTTAAAAACCTAGAGTTTGTTCCTTGGCCTCCTTTCCTTAATCGACTAAATGAGTTGACTCATGGTCGTGCACTAAGCACTATTACTATGATTGCTGCTGGTACTTCAATCGGTAAGTCTACTATGCTTCGAGAAGATATCTTTCATCTTCTAAAAACAACTGAAGAAAAAATCGGTTGTATCTTCCTTGAAGAAGATGTAGGCGAAACTGTTGGTGGTATCATGGGTTTGTATCTGAACAAACGTTTAGGACTTCCAGGAGTAGAGATCACAGAAGAAGAAGAGCGTAAAGCTTGGGAATCTACTGTAGGTCTACCTAACCGTGTTATTCTTCTTGATCATCAAGGCTCTGTTAGCGATAACGGGTTGATAGACAAGATTGAATACATGGCTTTAAATGGTTGCCGTTATATTTATCTAGACCATATTACTATCGCAGTATCGGAGACAGAAGATGGCAATGTTAACGCTGCAATCGATCGATTCATGTCCGATCTACTTAAGATCGTTAAACGCCACAACATTTGGGTCGGAGTTGTATCGCATCTTAGAAAAGTTAAGTCGGGGGAAGACTCATTTGAGTCAGGTGCTCCAATTAGTGAAGATGACCTTAAAGGCTCTGGATCACTTAAGCAAATCTCCTTTCAGACTATTGCGATTTCAAGGAACAAGCTTGCAGAAAATGAGCTGGTTCGAAATCGTAGTCAAATCTACCTTCTCAAAGACCGGAAAACCGGAAATACAGGTCCTGCAGGTGCGTATCGATTCAACTCAGCTACAGGTCGCCTTGAAGAAGTTGAGAAAAAAGATGAGGACGACTTTGAAATAATTACAACAGAGGTAGCATAAAGTGACTCAGCTAGAAAAATTACAAGTGTTTGATATTGAGGCTACTTTAGATTTAGCTGCTGAGTTCAATACTCTTTATGGAACTTCTAAAAAGTTTAACCGAGCTAAGCTGAGAAGGATCTTAGAAGCTTCTCTCGTTTACGATAAAAACTACTACTGCTCTGTTTTAAAAGAAGAGAACAAGCTAGTAGGATTGCTAGTTGGTGTTGCTAGCGAAGGAATCTACTTTGATGATGTACTTGCCTCAGAGTTAGGTTGGTATGTCAAGCCTGATTACCGAGGGCGTAAGAGCCTAGCTATGCTTAAAGACTTTGAAACGTGGGCTAAAGAAAAAGCTAAAGCAGATTTTGTAGTTATGACTTATACTAGTAAGATGAGTAACTTAGGTCTGCTTTATACTAAGCTTGGTTATGAGGCTATCGAGTTCACTTACAAGAAAGCTTTGTAATGATAAAGGTAAAAGCTTGCAAATGGAAATTCCATGACATTCTGATTAATACCTTAAGAAAAGTTTATGTCTGCGAAACTTGTGGTGAAAAGTTAATAGTTGAACAGTATCAGTTACCCCCAACACTAGACACAAAAGTGGAATGCAAAAATGAATAAGCAGCAATACTACCTTCTAAAGCTAGCAGAAGAAGCAGCAGAGCTAGCTCAAGTAGCTATCAAGTGCGCTCAGTTTGGTATGGATGAAGTTCATCCTAACACTCTTGAGAAAAACTATGAAGCTCTTATTAAAGAGTGGAACGATGTCTGCGCTTGTGCTATTCTTGTTGAAGGTGAAGATCCTCGTTTTGAGTATGACCCTAACGCAGATCTACTTGATATGAAGTTTGTAAAGATTGAAAAGTATCGTAAGATTTCAATGGGTAATGGGATGAGTCATGACTAAGTTATACATCGCAGTACTAGATGAATTCCCTGACTACATGGTCCCCACTCTTGTAGCTCATGCTGTTCTTGGTGCTCATCTAACTTTTGAATTTAAGAAAGACTATGAAGATTGGATTGATAACAGTTTCAAAAAGTGTGTAGTTCGTGTAAATCAAAAAGAATTTGATAAAATTGCGGAGTTACCTGATGTATACTTAGCACATGAGAACCGTACACTAGAAGCACGTAAGGCTTGTGCAGTAGTTTGCCCTCGTGCGGAATATCCTAACGTACTGAAGTTTGCAAAGTTATGGAGTCCTAAGAATGGCGCATGATATCTGGGTTACTTCTGACACTCACTTCTTTCACGACAATATTATCCAGTACTGTGGTCGTCCTTTTGCTAATGCAGAGTTAATGAATGAGTGCCTTATTGATAACTGGAACTCTGTAGTAAAGCCCGGTGATAAGGTCTATCATCTTGGTGATGTTGGTATGGGTAAGAACTGCTATGAAGAGCTAGGTAGTCTACTAAGTAAGCTACATGGATCTAAACGGTTGATCGTAGGAAACCATGATGATATTCCATTCTTGTCAAAAGGTGGATGGTTTAAAAAAGTTTCTATGTGGCGAGTCTTTACTGAATGGAACCTTCTACTGACTCATGTCCCTATTCATGAAGCTAGCATCCATGAGCGTATTGTTGTAGCTGGTGGTGTTAATGTTCACGGGCATATCCATAATAACGATAGCCCTCCAGGTCCTTACTTTAACGCTTGTGTAGAACAGAATGACTACAAACCGATTGCGATCGAAGAAATCCTTGCTAAGTATAAAAAACTTCAAGGTAACAAAGACTAACCCTAACATGCTTGTGCCGTGGTATCTGATCACGGCCTACGCATACTACATACTAGACGAGAGTCTTATCACTGATGCTAAGTTCGACACGATGGCAAAAGAGCTGTTAGCAAACTATGACACTATAGAGCATAGGCATAAACAGTTGATAGATAAGGAAAATTTAGCTGCTGGAACGCTACTACTTGCTGAAGAAGATTACCCACTTATTGTAAAGGATATCGCAAATGAGCTTGTGGGACAAAGCAGCCGAGCTGCTGGAACTTGATAGAACCTATGTAAAGCAGCAGTTCTATATTGCTGTTTATACAAAAATCCATAATAAAGAACAAGAACGTATTGTAACAACAGTACTGAAACTTGGTTCACCTCTTAGCTATAAAGCAGAGACAATTTACAATAAGAAACGACGAGGGAACTATGGGCTTATTCGACAAACAGGTATCACGGAAACCTAATAACTATCCGGAAACACAACAATTCATCGATGCTATGTGGTCAGGCTTTTGGACTAGTAATGAATTTTCATTCAAGTCCGACTATGCTCAGTTCAAAACTCAATTAACTGAAGAAGAAAAAGAAGTAGTAGTACGCACTCTTTCTGCTATCGGTCAAATTGAAGTAGCTGTCAAAAGCTTTTGGGCACAGCTAGGTGATCACTTACCCCATCCTGCTATTAAAGACTTAGGTTATGTTATGGCTAACTCAGAAGTCATTCATAACATTGCTTATGAGAAGTTACTTACAGTTCTAGGTTTAGAAGCGGTATTCGAAGAGAATCTAAAGAAAGATGTCGTAGCTAACCGTGTCAAGTATCTACAAAAGTACCTTGAAAAGAAATATAAAGATGATAAGAAACAGTATGTCTATGCTATCTGTCTCTTCACTCTGTTCGTAGAAAACGTATCTCTTTTCAGTCAGTTCTATACTATGATGCACTTTAACCGTTTTGATAACGTGTTAAAAGATGTAGCACAACAAATCCAGTATACTCGAAATGAAGAAATGCTTCATGCACAAGTTGGTATCTATCTTATCAACAAACTGAAAGAGGAATATCCTGAGCTATTCGACGAAGAACTCAAACAAAGGATTAAAGAGGAATGCCAAGCAGCTTATGAAGCTGAAGCTAAAGTTATCGACTGGATCCTACAAGGGTACACTAACAAACACTTATCACAGGACATTCTAAAAGCCTATATTAAAAGACGTATTAATGACTCTATGGAACAGATTGGGTTTCCCAAACTAGAAGAGTCAACAGAAGAAAAAGAATTAGTAAAGCAAACACTTTGGATGGAAGAAGAAACACTAGGGTCTAACATGACAGATTTCTTTCACAAGCGTCCAGTCGAGTATGCTAAAAACAACAAAAGTTTCGATCTAGAGGATATTTTTAAGTGATGCAAGAACCTTGGTACTGGGTAACAAAAGATACTGTCGATTTTATGTCTAAAGGAGGTAGCTATCTTCGTAACGGAGAAACGGTACAACAACGAGTAGGAAACATCGCTAAACGATTCGGTGTAGTTGTTTCTAACATGCTAGTTGAGGCTGACTACAAGTTTGTAGATCAGTTAGAGGCTAAATTCTACGACTACATGTCACGAGGCTTCTATAGTCTAGCCTCTCCTGTGTGGTCAAACTTTGGTCGTGAAGGACTACCTATCAGTTGCAATAACGTTTATGTTCCGGATGACATGGGTGGTATTCTTGAAAAAGTAGCAGAAGTGGGGATGCAAACAAAACATGGAGCAGGTACTAGCGGCTATCTTGGTCACATTCGTCCTAGGGGGACTCCTATTAGGTCTGGTGGTTCAGCTGACGGTCCTGTACATTTTGTGGAAATGTTTCAGACGACCACAAGCGTCATCAGTCAAGGCACTACACGTCGCGGAGCCTGGGCGGGCTACCTTGATGTCGAGCACCCAGACATTCACGAGTGGCTCAACATGCGAGAAGAAGGATCACCGATTCAGGACATTTCGCTAGGGGTCTGTATTACAGACGCTTGGATGCAATCTATGCTTGGTGGTGATAAAGACAAACGTAAGGTATGGGGAGCTATTATTCGTAAACGTTTCGAATCTGGCTATCCTTATATCTTCTGGACAGACACAGTAAATAATGCAGCCCCAGAGGTCTATAAGGCTCTAGGGCGTAAAATCTACTCAAGCAACCTGTGTTCAGAGATTGCATTGTCTTCAACAGAAGATGAATCTTTTGTTTGCGACTTGTCTTCAATGAACATGGCTACTTGGGATGAATGGAAGGAAACAGATGCAGTTGAAGTCTTGGCTTTCTTCCTCGATGCTGTTATGGAAGAGTACATTGAAAAAACCGCTAACATCAGGTTTATGGAAGCGGCTCGTAATTTCGCTATTAAGCAACGCGCTCTCGGGATTGGTACTCTTGGGTATCATAGCTTACTTCAGTCTAAACTACTAGCCTTTGAATCAGAAGAAGCACGTGATCTAAACCGAACTATTCACAACTTTATTAACATCAGATCACTAGCTGCTTCTAAAGAAATGGCTAAGTTGTTTGGTGAGCCTGAACTACTGAAAGGTTATGGTCGTCGTAATGTCACTCTCATGGCTATTGCTCCTACTACTAGCTCAAGTTTTATCCTTGGTGCTGTATCTCCTAGTATTGAACCACTTGCTAGTAACTACTTCACGAAAGATCTTGCAAAAGGGAAATACACCTACAAAAACCCCTACCTTCAAAGTGTCCTCGCAACTCATGAAAAAGATACTGAAGAGGTATGGCGATCAATCCTCATCCGTGGAGGTTCAGTCCAACACCTCGAGTTTCTCAGTGAGCACGAAAAAGAAGTTTTCAAAACCTTCGGAGAAATCTCACAACTAGAAATTGTAATTCAAGCAGCAGATCGGCAAAAGTATATTGATCAATCGCAATCTCTTAATATTACTGTGCATCCTAATTCCCCTCCAAGTGATGTCCATGATCTTCTTGTTATGGCTTGGCACCTAGGAGTAAAGACGATGTACTACCAACGATCAACTAACCCTGCTCAAGAGTTAGTTCGAAACTTGTTAACTTGCTCATCTTGTGAGGCATAATGTACTACTTTATTACAAGAGATACTCCTCGTTGTGTTTACTGTGAAATGGTAAAGAATCTTGCTAAAAAGGCAGGATTAGACTACAAAGAGTTATCATTAGAATCTATGATTGAGTTTATGCAAGAGAATGGTTTAAAAACAGTTCCTGTAGTATTCAAAGATGCTGTATCTATGGAAAACTACATCGGAGGTGCTACAGAGTTTCAACGTCATGTCTACTCTGTATGAAGAATGGTGTTCCCTTAAACGAGGAGACATCATTAAAATCGAAGGAGAAAAAGTAGAAAGAATCGTAAGTCATTCTATTGGTCTAAGAGATTCTTGGGTTATAACTTTCCAAGATGTTTATCTTGTCGTGCTAATGGAAGATGAAAAGAAACTTCTTACTTTTGAAGTTGTTGGCCGCTATGTTTGCGGTAAAGACAAAGAACTACCCTCAACAAAGGCCCAGTGAAAACTGGGCTTTTTACTTAACCTAGCTAAGAGGTCCTAAAATGGATATTCAAACTGTACTACGTCAACATGCTGAAGGCTTTTACGATCAAATCTTTGAAGGTTATAGAAATAGCACTTATGCTATGACAGGTTATGTTGCTCACAATGATGATCCAGAAGGTAGTTATCGGACTAGAGGTATAGTCCAAGGAGCTTGCCATGCAGCAGTAAATAGTGCAATCTATCGAGACAAAGCTCTTGCTGTTATTACTATGGCAGATAACAAACTAGTAGACAACCAAGGTGCAATTCAATTCTACGACTGGCTAATTAATAAAAGCTTCTTCTCTGATGTGTTTCTTTGTAAAGACCCAGTACTAAGTCTTCGTTATGGTTTCGTTAAACGAGTAGACGTATCCGCGGCTAAGTGGTTAGGTGCTGCTCAGTTAGCTCGTTTAAGTACTAGTGAGTTTAAAAAGTTTATGCATGCAGTCTATGATATTCTAGCCTCAGGCTATGATATTCACCCTATGCTACTGCTACTCGTAGCTACTGAGCTAAATCTTGTTTCTGACAAGAAAACTGTCAAGGCAACACGAACTCCAAGAGTAAAAAGTCTTCGTGATAGTTTGCACTCTTCTAATAGTGCGCATCTACCTCTAGTGTACGCTGAGTCTATAGCTGCACTAAAAGATATGTGTAAAGATGATCCAAACAAACCTTTTGGTTGGGTAAATCAGATTAGTTTTACAGAAGGACGCTGGCCGTCAAACAGTAACTACATCTTGTCTCCTCTCGCTAAAGAGTATACAGGAAGAAACGAGTTTGAACTACAACAATCTTTCTCTGAGATTATGCGTGGTAATGGCTCAATGCTGTTTAACACTGCAGCAGAAGTAGTTGAGGTAGACTACGCTTCTTTGTGGCAAGATGCTATTGACGAGTTAAAATCATTTATTATCACAGACAAAGCTGATTCGAATGGAGTGCCTATCAACTTGACTCCAATCGAAATGCTTTCAAAACAACTCAAACTAGGTGAATAACATGGCAGCTAAGTTTCTAATGAGTCGCTTTGACTATGGTGTAGCTAGTCTTCTACGAAAACTAGGTTATCAAGAGGTTAGTGATAAGGAAACACCTGACTTCATTGTCTTTGGAGGAGGGTACGATGTTTCTCCTTCTTTATACAATGCTGAAAAGCTTAGAGGTACCTACTCTGACAGTGACGTTGACTACCAAGACTTCTGCACAGTTATTGCAGGTAAACTAAAGCAGATTCCAATGTTAGGTATTTGTAGAGGTTTACAGTTGTTACACGTAGCTAATGGAGGTACACTAATCCAGCATATCTCAGGTCATGCAGGAACACCACATCGCCTACTAGCTATGGATGAGGAAGAAATCGAAGGATGGGAAGGGTTAACTATCAACTCTTCTCATCACCAGTGTGTGCCTATCCATGAAGTAGACTACGCGGATGAAGTGTACGTAAGTCATGAAGGCTCTACAGAGGTAGTAGTAGCTACTAGTTGTGGATTCTTAGGCGTACAGTATCATCCAGAATACTCAAACTGCCCTGAAAATGCGGTAGACTTCTTTGCTGAACTAATGAAACATAAATTCCAAGGGATGCTATAATGTGTGGACTAGTCGGTATTGTGGGAGCAAATCTTTCCACTCTACATCTTGAGGCATTCAAATGGATGCTACATCTAGATACTGTTCGAGGAGAAGACTCCACGGGCATTGCTCTTCGTAAGTCTTTCGTAGGTAAGAAAAATCGTTCACAAGTAATTGTTGCTAAGACAGAAGGTCATCCTTCTAACTTGACACGTAAATTTCCAGAGTTGTTTGATCATAGGGGTATGCTGCATAATAAGCTGACTGAACGGTTTGACTTTTTAATGGGTCATAACCGTGCGGCTACTATTGGTGCAGTTAACGCCACTAACGCTCATCCGTTCCATCATGGATCAATCACTGGTTGCCATAATGGAACTATTAGCGGAGGACTGTTGGTTCTTCCGACAGGAGAAGCTATCTCTGGCCATACTGACTCTGAAAAACTAATCTTTGCTCTAAGCAAAGGTTGGTCTATCAAAAAGATTATGGATACTGTTACTGGTGCAGCGGCAATGACTTGGTGGGATTCTGAAAAGAAAACCTTCAATATTTACCGCAATAAAGAACGATCGTTATTCTTGACTCACAATGACACTAAAACAGTCTATGCTTATGCTAGTGAAGAGTGGATTCTACGAGTAGCTCTTGTAAAAGGCAAACTTAGTGAACTTGTTAAAAATATTAAAGAGTTTCCAGTAAACGAGCATGTAGAGATTGTTTTAGGTGACAACAAAATCGAGGAGGTAAAAGTAAACTCCGTAGCCCCTTTAGTAGTGAAGCCTACCAACAGTTCTTATGGGGATCGGAGTACGGGCGTTGTAACTACCTTTGCTAACAAGCATGTCAAGTTGTTAAACCATAAAAAGCCTAACTGGGCTAGCGAGGTTAACAAATCAAAAGAACCCTTTCGTCCAGCCTCCGGTTGGTTGGATCGATCATACATCACTAAAGAGGAGTTTGACAAAGATGCTCGAGACGGTTGTGCTATGTGCCAAACAGACTTGGAATACGAAGATCATGTAGAAGGATTTGTAAAGTGGATGGATAGAGAAACACCTATCTGCCTTGCATGTTCTAAAGAATGGAAACACGCTTCCTAACTAGAAGGACTTAGGAAATGACTATCATCAATAACGTAGAATTCCTTATTGGCTGTGACCCTGAAGTATTTGTTACTAATGCTAAAGGTGAGTTTGTTAGTGCTCACGGAATGATTCCCGGAACAAAAACAGAACCACTAAAAGTACGTAACGGTATGGTTCAGGTAGATGGTATGGCTCTCGAATTTGGTATCGATCCTGCCACTAATAAAAGGGACTTCGTCTATCGTATTAATGATGTACTAACTCAACTAAAAGAAATGCTGCCAGAGGGTCACAGTCTGTCAGTTTCGTCTATTGCCAAGTTCTCTCCAGAGATCATGGCTGCTCAACCTGAAGAAGCTCTTGAGTTAGGTTGTGATCCTGACTACAATGCTTATACTCTAGACAAGAATCCTCGCCCTAGGCTACCTGATCCTAACATTCGATCAGCAGGTGGTCATGTGCATATTGGTTGGGCTGCTGGGTTACCTACTCGAGACCCTAAGCATATCGAGGCTTGTGCTGCTCTAGCCGCAGAAATGGACTACTACATGGGTGCAGCTTCTCTTGCTTGGGACAAAGATGCTCTTCGTCGTTCTATCTACGGTGCTGCGGGTGCTTTCCGTCCTAAACCTTATGGTATGGAGTATCGTTCTGGTTCAAATCAATGGTTGAAGTCTGACGAGTTAATCGGTTTTGTGTATGATACTACTATTCAAGCGATTACAAGCTTGATGGATAAAAAGCAGAGGAAGGGTCTCAATAATCAAACCTTCTTCAAAGGAGCTATTAATCTTCCCTCACAAGAGATTATTAATAGCAACTGGGCTTATCTTGGCGAAGCTATCTTTAACAACCTAAAGGCGCAATATGTTCAATAATGATGCAAGCTATGCAAGGTCAAGGCTTAACTCTAGTTACATGAAAGGTAAAGAAAAAGGCTTTTACAAGATTGTCGATATATACTCTAAGACTAATGACTTAGATAAAGCGACTATTATTGCCTTTGATGAAGACCGAAACGAAGTTAAGTTGAATATTAGAGACCTAGACTTCTCGATTGGAAAGCTAGGTTACGTAAATGATGCTTATTCGGGAACAGCTATGTTTATTAGTCGTCTTCCGATTCGCCGAGACTTCCGTCAAGGTTTACGTTCTTCTCAGTTGTCTCATGTTCGTAATGGTTCTTATAACAACCTCTCTGAAAACTGGTTAGAGAGTAACGCAAAGAGTGTCAACAAGTGTCTAAGAAACAGATACCAAAGCTTTGACACTGTTATTGAGCTAGCTGAAGAATGTAATGGTGATATTGCTTTTAGCAAGAACTTTGCTCTAAGTAGTAAGTACAAGCTGCTATATAAAGGGTTTACTGTTGGTGATCTAACAAAAGACGATAAGTTTAAACTGTACACTGCGTTTAACTTTATCGAAGAAGAGTTCACAAAAGAGGTCGGCAATGACAAACTTTCTCGCTAAAAAAGTATACGAGGTATTCGGTCATTCTATCAAAGAAGGTGATCTTGGAATTGAAGTTGAGGTAGAGTCAAATCAAAAGCTACCTACTCAAATTCCAGATAGCTACTGGAAAGTACTAAACGATGGTTCTTTACGTGGTGAAGCCAAAGAATATGTCTTCTCTAAGCCTCTAGCTAAGGAGGTAGCTTTTGCAGAAGTCAGGAATCTTTATCTTTATTTAGATGGTAAAGTCAATGACTCTATGCGAGCAGGTGTTCACGTACATGTCAACTGTCAACGACTTACTATCAAGCAGTTGTTCACTGTAATGGCGGCTTACTACTGTTTAGAGAATCTGCTAACAGAGGATGCAGGAGAAGAGCGACAAGGTAATTTGTTCTGTTTGCGGTTGTCAGATGCAGACTATGTTAATACAGGTATTATGGGTTGTCTTACGCATCGAGACTTCCTAGCCGATGGTGGTATTTTTTCTAACGAGAATTTGCGCTATGGTGCAATGAATCTTGTTAGCGTCTCTAAGTTTGGTTCTCTTGAGTTCCGAGCTTTACGTACTCCGCAAACAGCAGATAAGGTTATCGAGTGGGCTGATCTCTTTTTGACTTTAAAAGAGAATACAGTAAAAGAATTTTCTAGTCCTGTAGAGTTGTTAAACAGTATGTCTGCAAACGGTGGAGCAGAGGTAGTGAGAAAACTGCTAGGTGCTCATGCTGAAAAACAAATCAGCAAACCTAACTTCGAAGAATCCTTGTATGAGGGTATTCGTCAAATCCAACACTGGGTATTTCTAAACAACTGGGAGACTAAATAACATGGCTACTGAAAACTTCGTCTACCCCTATCGTCAAGGGTCTAACAGCGCTATTGCTCTTGCTCAAGGTATTCAAGGCAAGGTTATTCGTTTGGAGAACTCTAAGTTCAAACCCTCTACTAGAAAAACAGTAGTTAACTGGGGTTCTACAACTATGGAGCCAGATATCCTGCGGCTGACTAAAGTTATCAACCCACCTAGCTTAGTTAACCGTGCTAGTAACAAAAAGAACTTCTTTGAGTTGGCTAAAGAAGCGGGTGAAGCTGGTCCTAATGTTCCTGAGTTTACATTTAGTAAAGAGCAAGCTAGACAATGGCTAACAGAAGATAAGCCTAAGAAACTGTTTGCTCGTACAGTACTAGCAGGGCACTCTGGTGAAGGTATTGTAAAAGTAAACACAGTAGAGGATCTTGCCCCTATTGCTGAAGGCACTATGTTTGTTGTTTACGTTCCAAAGAAACGTGAGTTTCGTTTCCACGTAGATCGTAAAGCAGGTGTGTTCTGCATTCAAGAAAAGCTGAAAAAGAAAGATGTACCTAATGAGGAAGTGGACTACCAAATCCGAAATCATGCAAATGGTTTCATCTTTGCTAAACAAGACATCGATGTTCCAGAGGGCTGTAAAGAGCAAGCAGTAAAAGCGCTAGCTGTAACTGGTCTTGACTTTGGTGCAGTCGATGTTATCTACAATGAAAGGCAAGCAACAGCTTATGCTCTAGAGCTAAACACTGCCCCCGGACTAGAGGGTTCTACTATCGAAGACTATGTAGCAATGTTTGACAGGCTGAAGAATGATTAATTTCCGGAAAGTATCTAAAGTACTCTACCAGATTCAAAAGGTGTTTGAGCCTGATTATCTAGGATGGAGCTATGAATCTTCAGAGTTTTGGTTAAAAGTCAGAGCAGACTGGAGAACTCACTACTCAGAAGAAAACAGAAATCTGCTTGCTCAAACGATGTTGCATGATTTCAACCTTTACTTCGCAGGAGGACCAGAACCAAAAGACTTCGGTACTGATTACAAGGAAGATCTTTCTATCTTCAAGTTAGACTTTCTGAGGGTGCTAGAAGAGTATTCTTTCAAGAACTTTGAAAGGAATCGCTTCTTTAGCTTCAACAGAAAGTTAGTGATCACTGAAAGGATGAACGATCAGTATCTTGCGGCTATTTTCCGAGATCTTCACTTTGCAGACAAGAAAAGGAAGGTATCGAAAGAAGACCTAGTACTTATGCTAGAAACTTACTGTTACTGCTTCGAGTATATCGTTGAACGGTTTAATAAGCCAGAAGTACATACAGAAAAGCTAGTAGCACTAGGGTTACCTGTAGAAGCACCTGCGTTAAGAGAACTTGTACTAAACTGTGAAAGTTTAGGTGAGTTGTTTCAATGGGGGCTAACTGACTTTCCTTTTAGTTACTGGGCTGAAGACTTCCTAGATCACCCAGCTTACTTCAAGAATAAAGTCTACGGTTATCTTAACAGGCTGCATCCTGAGTTGCAACTTAAAATAGAGAACATGAAAAAAGGAGAGATTAAACCTCAAAAGCCAACTACAATTATAGGCGATTGGGTACTTGCAGAGCCTGTAGAAGCAGCAGCAGTACGCTATAATAACCTAACACTTAATAACTTTTAATAAGAAAGCCCCTGTCAGCATTGCGCTGGCGGGGGCTATCCACTTTTCTTTTTTTTTTTTTGTCAGTCTTTCTTGCTGAAGAAATAGTCATGAAGTTCTTTACGAAGATCCTTCATTTCTTGTTTTATTTCAGCTACTGCTTTACGGTCTTCTTCTCTACGTTGATCTCTATTCTTAATTTCTAATTGTAGTAGTTCTATTTTACGATTGTTAGTTAAAACTGTTCTAACCAACCAAGTAATAGAACCAAAGACAGCAGCTACTGCTCCTG